GGCCTTGTCGAGCGCCTGGTCGGTGATGGCCCCGATGACCAGCATTGCGGCCCATTTTAGAAATGCGTTCATGCGGAAACCCTCGTGAGATTTCCGCCGATTATACTACATGTTGTGGTTTGTCAATATGTAAAGCACTACATGTTGTGGTTTAGCGGGATAGAATCTTGTTGGTTGGCTTGTCGTTCAGAATGGCCTTGGCCAGTTCCTCACCGATGATGGCCATGCCCTTCTGCTGCATGACCTGATCGCCAATCTCGTCAAGGAACACGCGGCGGCGATAGCCTCTGGTTCGCCGGACAAACATCAGCATGGGCTTGAGTGATGAACCGAACGCAAACTGATAACGAAAGTAGATACCTGGGTGCAGGTGCTTGAATCGGCCCTTGCCATTGGTCACGATCATTTCAAAGCCAGCACCGGCAGCGGATTTACCGGCCTTTTTGCGGAAACGGTCTTTGGTCTTTTCCGTCATGTTTTGGGTGTCGCCTACAAAATTGAAGGCTTTCAAATAGCGCAAGATTTGCAATATCAGCGTTCTGTCAGGGTTGCCAAATTGATCCAGCGGCATTCCCTGCCCCGGCACCGCCATCATGCCTTTTGGCAGAATGTTGGAGTGGTGCAGGCGAAATTCAAAACGCTTGAACTCACGATCCATGCTGCCGTTGAAATGGTGCCCAATATATTTGTCCTGGCCCTTGTAATCCGTCACATCGACGTGGGCTGAGACTTCCTTCTTGCTTCTGAAGTCAGCATATTTGGCCTTGGTCACGTCCAGCGACTGCAAGGTGTAATCCGGTCTTGGCCGGTCAAATAATCCCTTCATCTGCCGGTAGGTTTCTTCCTTCACTTCCATGGCGATTCGGTTCACGGCCATGAATCGTGCAAATGGCAGATGCTTTTTCGTTAGGTTGTCGAAGTATTGCTGTACCGCTTGGCTGTCGGCCTTGATTTCGATTTTCATAGAATGGCGCTTGATGTGCGACGGACGGGGGAACGCTGAGGCACTGTCTCGGTCGCCAAAGCAGGCTGGATGGGTGTCTTGATGAACTCGTTACGCAGCCTGATCCATCGCTGCTCGGTATAGGTCGGGACGCCGAGATGATGCGCGGCGGCCAGGTTGTAAACCAGCATATCGAGCTGCTCGTTACGACTGCCGCGCTTGATGAGTTCATAGCGGCGTTTCATGCGTCCGCTTTCATAGCGCGTTATCTTGGCTTCACTCAGAATCTGCTCGTAAATACCCAGCTCAAAATCACTGCTGGTGTGTATGAAGGTCTTATCCTTGAGGGATAGCCGGTTGAAGATCCAGTCCTTGGCCGTGTCCGTGCCGATCATCCAGACTTCAGCCCCACCCTTGACGGGTTTTCCGCGATGGTTGTATTCGACCTTTCCCGGTTTACCGGCAATGATGGGTTTGCGATACACCGACGCGCCTTTGACGGCAATCACGGTCTGACGCTGGCCATAGACTGCCCGTGATTTCCGCTTGCGGATGAACTCGTAAACCTCTTGAGTGCTGTCACCATTGCCTGAGTCGATGCACACGGCACGGATTGCCAACAATGCGCCGCTGTCATGCTGCACGGGCGTCGTCAATACGGCATCAAGATCGCTCCAGACTTCACCCAGAGTGGGATCACCGTAAAAGATGAAGGCATCAATCAACCAGGCTTCCATGCCATTGTCGCCTTGCCCCCACCCGACAATCTGCAACTCGATGCGGTTGGCCTGGATATCAGCCGCCGCCGTGATGACTGTCACTGGATCGGGTGCCGTTCCGCGTCGATAGTCTTCGGCCAGTTCCTTAAGTCTCGATGGTTCAATCTTTGAGACGCGGTTCGTCCAGGTCTGCGCCAATCGAGTGTTCTTGAACACCTGCATCTTTTCCACATCGCCACGCCGCATGGCTTCTTCGGCGTCGCTATGTTCCTGGTACATCTTCCACCAGCTATCCCACCCTAATGGGGCGTAGAGATAGCTGATTTCGTAAGACCAGGTTTCGCCATCGCCTTCCGACTGCGGTCTCCATTCATGCCGTTCCAGCATCCATGGTTTGGCGTGTTCCTCAATGATGCAGCCATTCTCGGTGCAGACCATCCATGCCTTGCGCTGCCCCACATCGGCATAGAGGTTGTCCCATTCCAGCCGTTGCATTTCTTCACAATGCGGACACGGCACGAACAATCGATGTTGATTGCCCTGCTGGTACATCTCCTCAATGCGGGATGCGCCTTCTTCGGTGGGCGAACTGGTGAAGTACCCTTTCGCCTTGCGCCCGAAGGTAGCTTGGCGCTTTTCCAGAAGCGAAATAGGATCGCCCTCGCCTTTCAGCTCTCGGAGGATACGATCCACCTCGTCTGCATAGACATAACGGGCTGAGGCTTCGGACAGGTTGGAGGCCGACCGCCCGGTAAGTATCCAGAGGGTGCCGCCCTTGAACTCTTTGGTGTCGAGCGTGTTGCGGTTATCCCGCCCGCGCTTGGGCGCGACCCGTTCAGCGACCACCTTCACGGCGGCGGCGGTCTTGTCGAAGCGGCTGGAGACGCGCTTGGCCAGCTTGTCGGTTGGCTGGAGCATGATGGTATTGGCGGGCGATCCTGCAATCATCGCGCAGATCCAGTTGAGACCCACCTGGGTTTTCAATAACTGGGAAGCGCCCTTGACGACCACTCGGCGGGCAGGATGTTCTGGACTCAATGCCCGCATGACATCCTTGGCAAATGGCGTCCGGCTGAGTCGATAACGGCCAGGTTCCGCACTGCCCAATTCGGGCGGGATGACCATGTGCCGATCCGCCCATTCATCTACCCATAAGGCGGGATCAGGCAACAGGCCAGACTGGAACGCGGTGGTGTAGAAGTCCCACCCCGACAGCGCCTGGTCGTTACGATCCTCCAGCATCCTCGATCTCTTCAGGTTTCATCTTGCTGACAGAGGCCAGCTCGGTGCGGATCTTGTCCCGGATGAATTTCTCGATCTCCCATGGGTCTGTCATGGCGGCGACTTCCATGGATACCCGGCTGGGGAATACATCGACCAGCGTCTTTTGCAGAATGCGGCCAAACTGAAACGCCGCACGCTCTACACCATCAGCATTGACCAACTTGCCCTTGCGTTCCAGGTATTCCAGCTCGGCAATATGTGCCTGGTAGGATTCTTTTTTAGCTTTGGCTTCGTGCATTTCAAGCACGGCATAGTGTGACCGTTGCTTGATATCTTCCGGGGGCGGATTGCTTTTGCTGCCTTTTGGGCGACCTGCCCCAGCCCTAGCCCCGCCGGAATTTTTGCGCTTTCCGCCGTGACCAGGAAACTCAGGCATGTCATCCAAAGTAATCGCCTGCATATTCAGCAAGTTCTATGCCATTCACTAGAAAATAATCGACTTACGCACTACCCGCCCGCCAGGTCGCCGGGTAGGACCCGCGCAATCCATGACGCCCTCACCACCACAACCCCAACAGCAGCACGCCAATCATCAGCACGCCCACAAAGTCCCAATCAATCACACTCGTCCACCATCGCTTCAATCTTCACATCCCAATGGTTAAGGAAGATGTTCCGAATGTCGGCCTCTTCTTCCACCTCGGCCAGCTTGGCAAGGTAGTGCTTGGCCTTTTCGCCATCGTCATTGGCATCCACCTTGCGGCCCTGCCTCATGCTGTACTTGATGATATTGCCTTTGAGAAAGCCCACCCATTCCTCATGCGTCAACACCGCTTCCATCACATCCCATGGTTCAACGGTCATGGTTTTGTAGTGTTCGCCGCCGACTTGGTAGCTGCTAGCCGATTCACTCATAGCGTCTGCTCCCGTATTTGATCCAGCAAATCATGGCCTTTCATGGTCATTCCCTTAGTCCAATTAAGATGCTCGGGATTTCGCATCAAAAATCCAGCATCCAACAATATTCTTATGTGATACAAAACGACTTCAGCATCTTCGTTAATTTCTTCTGCCACTGCGTCAGCGCACCAATCCTCACAGTATTCAAAATTTTCAAACACCAGAAGGATGCGTCGCACCGTGTCCCAGTTGCGTTTCATAACGATTCAAACCCCGCACGATCCAGCATCAGCTTCAGTTCATTCTCAGGCCCGTACCAGCCGGGTGGCTTACCAATCTGCCCGTCAGCGCGGCGGTATACCTTCCCATCCACAACCTTCCGCATGTTGGCCCCATGCACCGCGTTCCAGGCGTCATTCGGATTAATACCCATGCTGCGAATCAGGCCGATGCACACGACGATGGTATCCACCGCCCCATCCAGCACTTTGAGCATGTCGCCATCGGCCCAGGCATCTTCGATCTCGTTAGCCTCCTCGATGATGTGGTGCTTGTAGCGCTCCATTTGATCCTGATTGATCCGGTTGAAGGTTTGCCCGCCCGCCAGCATGAAATACGCTTGATCTTCTGCCCAGTTACTCATCACTTTCCCTCGTAAGGTTTACCGTCTGAATATCTACCCGTGCCTTTTGCTTGCCACGATTCTCTAGTGTCCATCGAGTTAATCAGCACGCGTTCCACGACGAACGAATGCGCCTCGCCTTCCTGTACTTTTTCCCGTGCGATCTCGGTGGCGCGCACCAGTCCGAGATTGCCAAGCCAGACCTTAGCCAGCTTTGCGCCGCGTTCGTTGAATAGCGTCAACGAATACGAATCCGTTCCGTACTTTGCTTGGCCTAATTCATCCTGCATCTCGATTCCTCTCTGTCTGATTCAATAACCCCAACAACAACGCCACCGGCATCAGCGCCACAATCGCCAGCAGGGTCAGCATGACCATCGCTGCGGATAGGATGTGGGTGAGAATGGGTTTCACGCCGCCTCCCACGCAATCACCAGGCCACCATCCGGGATCGGTTCGCCCTTGCGAATCGACAGATGTGTAATCTGCTTGTCGTCCGCGTAAGCAATCCCGTTCAGGCAATCAATCGCTACCTTCATCACGTTATCGAGATCCATCGACCGGACGGCTTGCCCTGGCTGATACTTTTGCGGACGCTTGGGGTGATAGCTCATGTCCAGCTTCACCCCACCCTGAAGCGGGTCACAGACGCCCTCGTTAGCTGCAATCACTTGCACCGCTGCTTTGTACTCGCGGGCCTCGGTGGATTTCACCGTCATGCCGCGAAACGACCGCCAGTAGCGATTCGTGCTGATGGGATACGGCAGGATCAGTTGCGGCATGGTTAGAACGGAATGTCATCGTCAAACGGCACCGCCGAAGGGGCTGCACCGATAGTCGTCACGCTTGCAATGGGCGCAGACGTGGCTGGGGTAAAGCTACCCTGCCCGTCCCTTTCCTTGGGTTTGAAGAAATTGATGCGAACGCCCCGGTCGCCCGGACAACCAGCCGGGTTGAACCACTTCTCCAGAATCAGGCACTGCCCGCCATCCTCGAATTGCAGGACGGCCCCGACATTTACCCAGTTCTTCTTGGTGCTGCCATCGCGGGCCTGATATTCGCTAGTGGCGACTGCCGCGTCATAAATTTTCTGTGCTGCCATGTGTTACTTCCAGTGGTTTGAATCGAGAATGAGTCCGGTGTCATCCTTCACGCGAATGCGCCGGATGTCGCCGGGTTGGTTGAAAACCGACGTGATGGCTGCTAGTGCATCGGCCATCTCGGGATGGTGGTTGCGCAGGTAGGCTTTCTCTTCGCGTTGTTTTTGGCGCTTGGGTTCCTGTTGTTCATGAACCGCTTGAGCCAGTTTTTGCAGGCCATCGGTCAGTTCACCCATTCTTGCGCCTGCACATTGGTCCACAGCATTTGCTCAGGGATGAAACTCGCCATCACCTTGCCGCAAGGCCCGTGGCGGTTTTTCTCCACCAGAATCTCGGCCTCTTCGGGATTGGCGTCATCGTTGTAAACCGAGTCGCGGTAGAGAAACATCACCGCATCGGCCTCCTGCTCAATCTCGCCGGAGTCGCGAAGGTCTGCCATCAGCGGGCGCTTGTCGGATCGCTGCTCACATTGGCGGGAAAGTTGAGCGAGGCAGATGACCGGCAGGTTTAGGGTCTTGGCCAGCGTCTTGAGTGACTGGATCATCTGCCCCACTTCGCGGACCCTTGAATCCATCGAATCATCGGGACTCAAGCGCGTCAGGTAATCCACCATCAGCAGATCCAGCCCGCCCGATAGCTGCCACGCCCTGGCTTGCATCGCAATGTCGCCAGGGGTGCAAGCGGGTTTGTCGAAGACCTCAATCGGCAACTCGCTGTAGCGAATCGCCGTGTCATTGAGTCGGGCAAAGTCCTGCTCATCCAAGTCGCAAGAGCGCAGCTTGGTCGAGGCGATGTTGCCGAACATGGACACCATGCGCAGGCCAATCTGCACCGCGGGCATTTCCGCCGAAGCAATCCCCACCCGCTTGCCATTGAGCGCAGCGGCTTTGGCCAGACTGACCATGAAGGCGGTTTTACCCATTGCCGGTCTTGCCCCGACGACAATCAGATCCGACTTGTGGAAGCCGCCCAGCAGGCGATCCAGCCCCGTGAGGCCAGAACTCACGCCGACCAGCCCGCCCGTCTGTTTGGCGTCAAAAGCCATTTGTAGGTAGTCCACCACCTCGGCCATCGTCTGCTTGGCCGTGTGGACATAGGTCTTGCCCGATGACTCCAGGCTGGCCAGCCGGGTAATCAACCGAGCGCGGACGGTATCCGGGTTTTTGCCGGTTTCCAGCGTTTGCTGGGCCAAGCGCAACAGCTCCGCCATTTGCCGAGCGCGGGATGCCGACTTCAGCGTTTCGCAACGGTCCACCAGGCTCTCGGGACGGATCAGACATTCCTTCCAGATTTCCGTGATGTCCCCGAGATTGGCATGACCGCCGATGCGCTCGGACACCCCAAACACGTCCACCGACTTGCCCTCGGCAATGATCGCCCGCATCGAGGCGAAGGCCTGACCGCAAAGCGGCACGGTGAAATCATCCACCGCAATCTCCAGCCGAGCGATCATGTCCGGGTGCCGAAGCAACCCGCCGATGACCTGATACTCGTTATCCGCCGCGTTCATTGGTACACCTGGCGGGCTTGGCGCCTGACGGGTTCGGAATGACTCCTAGCGGGTGGTGAGGACGGTTCAAACAATCCTTGCCAGCCGTTGCGAATGGCGGTGTCAATCAACCCTTCGGGGGGATTGCCACGGGTACTCGCTTCCGTCAGGTAACGCAGTTGCTTAACCATCGTCGGTTCGCTGCACGTCAGGCGTCGGCTTCTGCGGTAAGTGATCCATTCCTCCCAAGCCGATGACGGGACGCTATCCGGCAATGGCATGCTTAGCGGATCAAATTTGTTCCCGCCCCCTGCAAGGGGGGTAGGGGGGTTTTTATTCTCTGGTTGTTGGTTATTGGTTATTGGTTGTTGGTTAGCATCGACTTTCGATAAAGAATCGTGCAAGGGCATAGCGTGGGCAATGCCATCGCATTGCGGTTGCATAGCGTCGGCATTGCGTCGGCTATTCGACCAGCGTGCGTTCGCATTTTCTCGCGCCTTTTCGCCCTTGGTCTGATAGGCTGAAATTTCGGCATCAATCCGCTTGTGATGCCACCCGTCAGCCTCTTTTTTGAAGAAAGTTTCCAGCAATAACTCGACCGTTTCAGCGTCAGAACCGAGCTTAAATGCCAGCTTTTTGACGGCATCCTCTATCGGCTGCTCGGTGTCGTAATAGGTCCAGATCAGACGCAAATACGTCATGCTCTGGCTATCGGTCAGGTTCGACGTGTCGCGGATAAAATCGCCAATATGATGTTGGTAGTAGTGCATCAGGATTCACCCGCACCCACGCCGTCTAGAATGAACGCGGCCAAGTCTTTTGCTGTCTTGCGCGATAGCACCACCACGTCAGAACCGCCGCGCTTATTGGCTTGCACCACCAGCACATTGCCGCTGGCATCGCGCTCACAGCGCACGTCGTATTCAGCGAGCTGATGCAAGGTGATAGAATGATCGCTAGTCATCGTTGATCTCCGTTCGATCAATGGTTGATAGATAGCCTCAACAGTTCGTGCTGTTGGGGCTTTCGCTTTTGTGGCTTGGGTCATAATTCATTGACGGCTTGAAACCGTCGCGTCTGTTAACCCACACATGTGACTCATGCACACCACGGATATCTATGTAATTGCATTTCTTGCATAGCTCATGTTCCGCATATTTGCTGGCGTCTTCTTTGCTTTTGTATGAGCTACCCAAGTGAATTTCTTCGCTAGTAAACTTGCTGCGAAGAACGATGCAATACTTCATCTTTGTCCCATGCTAAATTTCTGAGAACGCCACTCGGCTTCAAAAGCATCGGCATGTGCTAGAAGACTGCTTGCCGTTCTTCGCATTTTTTCCAAGTTAAATGCGCGTTCCACGTCAGTCAAAAGATGTCTCAACTTGTATTGAGGCTCTTCGCCACGTTTTCTTGGAATTGGATATCTTTGCTGAAGCTCACCAGAAAACATGTCGTCCTGTGACTCCAAAGCCTCCTGTGAAGCATAGTCATATCGCCTAGCGAGTCTTTTTCTCGCCATGTGCTTAAAATGCTCTATTGATGCGTATTTGATGTGATCGTCTTCATCATCATCGCCATATATAGAGTGGACATCGACAGCTATTGCTGTTGGTGAGGCATATACGGCATTGTTTGTGTCAGCATCAGCCACTAGCTGGTCAATGGTAGAAGTTATGTCGTCATGCAGACTCATAATCAGATTCCTCGCAAAGTGATTCAAACCAATCGCGGATAACCGGGATCAGACGGTATATGTCGTCACGCATGGCCTCAGTCATGGTGCCGTCAAAATGAGATAAAGGCTTGCCAAGAAACCCGTCACGCTCAATCTCGCGAAGCAAACCCCAGAAGCGCAAAACATGACGTTCAATTTGCGGAGCTGGCTCGACTTGCTCCTGTATTGAGACGGGAACTGGCAATTCTTTGGCACGGTTGATAAGACCAACCGTAGAAGGTTTGCTGACAGGATCGGCTAAGTGCTGCTCGAAAATATCCTCTGGGATATTGGCCAACGCCTGATACCGGCTTGACTGAGTTTTGTTGATGCCGAGGTCGGAGAGGGTTTTAGGTTTCTCCGTGGTAGCATCATGCGACCTCGGGAGTTCTTGCCCTTGCTTCAACTGGCCCTTCGCCTTCTCCATGTCCCGCAAAATCTCACCGGCCCGACGCTCTGCGCGAATGCGGATTTCACAAGCCTTGCGCTCTGCCTCTTGGTTTTGCGCTTGCTTCATGTATTCCTCTAGCGCCCGCGCCTGGTCACGCATCATCTTCACTTCATCAACCTGATGACACTCGCGAATCGCCATCACCATCGCCTGATATTTGACAGTCGTGATATCGCTGGAATGGTCTTCAAAATTAACAACGGCACTCATGCTTATTGCTCCTGTTGTTATGCCCAGTTGCCTGTACGGATTCTGTGAGGACTCGAATGCGGCCCCGATTCAATACCGACCTGGAATCTCCGCAATGACGGGTCAGCGCAAAGCTGACTCACCGCGTTGCGTTCGGATGACTTCTCAATGCCGAGACGGGTGCAAATATCCAGGACATTCATCCCCGTCTTGCGCAAAGAAACGACCTGGGCGCGAAGTTGAACGGGTAGCAACGAAACTCTCGCGGTGCGTCTCACGCCACCTCCGTCCAATACCGGCCATGCTTGATGGCGCTGATCGTGGACCGGCTTACTTCAAACTTGCGAGCAATCTCGGCACACGACAGATCCGGCAACAGCCCGCGAATCAATCGCACGTCTTCATTCCTCAGCTTCGCCTTATGAGACTTTTCCCCATAGGCGGGATACCAGTAACGGATACGGCCTTGACGGGTGCGAGAGACGCGTAACGCCCGCATGCCTTCCGCTTTACACGGCTTGCACCAGGCTTGCAGGGTGCCGTCAGGACGATCCCGGTTTGCGTGGAAATCGCTCTCAGGTTTATCTGTCTTGCAATGCGGGCAACGCTTCATGCCGCCTTCCCCGTCTCGGCCCAATACTCAAAGCGGTAACAGTCCACCGGATGGTCCGCGCAGCGTTCAGCGCGAAAGCAGGACTCGCAGGGCGATGGTGCGTCTTGGGGTGCTTGGTCTTGTTCTTTCATGGGGTCACCTCAAAAAACCCCGCCAGCTTTGCGCCAGCGGGTAATGGGGGAGAAAGGCGCAGACAACTGGCCGCCGTCTGCAAGGGCGGTGAAATAAAAAAGCCCCACGGGAGCGCGGCTCGACCGGGAGGCAGGGAGAGTCAATACGTAATGACACGTATAGGCATGGGTTTGGGATTGGGATTGGGGGAACATTTAGGCGGCGCGGGAGTTGCGGATGACGTCCCATTTGATGTCTGGACGCACATCGTCGGCCTTAAATTCGCCGCAAGTGATTTCTTCCAGCCTGATAGCCACCTCGGCAGACGGC